GTTGCATAGCTGCTATCTTGCCTACAAATACATTTAACTATAATGCAATCAAATACCCAGTTGTTATTGGAAGTTCATATGGCAGCATTACTGGTGCGTCGAATGGAAATATGCTTGCTTCAGCGAAGGCATATTTGGGAGCAGTACAGGTATTATTTCATAGCGTGCCAGTAAACAACCCACCATATTCATATATCGATTATCGAAAACAAGCATTAAGCTCATTTCTTCCATCCAACCTAGATTCTTTCAACACAACTACGGCTGAGACAATGCGTGTGTATGCACAAGGTAACGGGCAAATTCTTGGTTGTTTGTATGGTGCCTATAAAGTTAAATTGGGCATAGATATTCCAGCAATGAACTCAAGTCAATCTCCAAGTGAGACAGCAGATATTGATTTAAGTCATAAAATCATATTGCACTATATTAGTGATGCAGGCTCACCTGATTATGCCGTGTTTTATGCGTTTCCTATCGAGGAAATAAAAATTGCGAATTAAAATCTTTAGAATGTTTTTAGGTGGATATACAGCCAACCAACAAAAGTTGGAAGCTATGGGATATGTAGTGGGATCATTTTCAAAACAGATTATGGTCATACTTAACAATAATCAGGGCTTTGGAGTGGTCAAGGGAACAACAAAAAAGCTCGGTCAAAACTACTCACCTGTGCCTGTATGTTGTTTTAAGCGAAGTACTCGGCAGTTGCTTTGGGAAACAGTTTCAAAGCCTGATGGCACTTATTCGTTTCGGATCTTTGCCGTAGGGCTGGAGTGCTTTGTGGTGGCCTTTGATCCCAATGGGCAATATAACGCAGTCATCTCTGACAAACTGGTGGCCAAATGATTCAACCCTCCTTAAAAGCCAGTCTTGCGCAACTCCAAGCACTGGCCACTTACCTTGATCAAGGAAGCTCAAATGCTTCCTTTATTTTTTATGATGATACGAAACCTGCTTCGGTCTCAGTAGCTTCCAATAATGCTGCAAAACTAGTGATCCTAACTTTGCCAAAGACTTGCTTAAAGACTATGCATGCTGACCACATTGAGCTCAATCAAACAGATGCAGCAGTAGTAACTAAAGATGGCATCGCAACATGGGCACGCTTACTCAATGGTGCAGGAGAGCCTGTTGCAGACTTTACTGTGGGTGCCAACATTACAATTGCTAATCCAGAATTAAAGGCGGGTGGCACCTTGATGATGAACTCATTGATCCTCAAACCATCTACATAAAAGAGGTGGACATGTGGCGAACTATATTCCACCTGATGCACATCATGTAAATCTTAATTTTAAAGACATTGCGACAGGATCTGCCGATCTTAACTTTGGTGCGGATGAGCAAAACCTTGCATCACTTGACGCAACAATTGATACATCATTTTTGGCTTTGTTTCAGGCACTGAGTTTTGATTTCAATGCACTTGAAGTAGAAATTGAGGTTTCATTTCAAGCTGAGTTTCATGCTGTATCAGGGCAAGCTGCACAGCTTGAAGCCACTATCAATACAGGATTTATCCCTGAGCTGAATGTGGTGGGGATTAATGCATATTGCTCCCTTGATGCGGAGATCAATACGTCATTCAATCCTGCCTTTGATGCCTTGTTCGATATTAATCATCAATTGGGTGTTGAGCTGAGATTCAGTGCTGTGTTTGAACACGCAATCACACAGCTTGGTTTAACGGAAATACCATGGTCGAAACCAGTACTCAGGGTGTCAAATGACACCTTTTTTTACGATCGTGGATTGGTGGTGAACCATGGCAGTGACATTGGCTTTGAGCGTGGGCAGACTTTATCTGAATCCATCCATGCGGCGTTTGAACAAGGCTTAAAGCTTAGCCATAACCAAAGTGTGCGCTGGCAAGAAAATCTGAAGATTCGTATTGCGCGTGATTTGTATTTTGATGAGCCGATCAAGCTTCGATTGAACCGAGAACTGACTCATCAGGAGATGATCCGTAAACGCCGCAACATCTCATTTTCACATCATGTCGCGCACGTTTTTGAAAAGCGTTTTAGCTTTGATTGGGATAAAGGCTTAGAGCTGGTCACACAGGACGAAATTCCTTGGGATAAAGCCAAATCTATTCATTATCGCAAGCATCCCGTTCAGCCATGGCCAGAGCCTGAAATTCCTCAGTATGAAGGGACGGGCGATCTTGAATTTGTTTGCTTGTGTGTTGAACCGGATGCACACAATGTTGAACTCAACTTTGGTGCAGATGATTGCATTCCTGGCATACCGAATCGTAATTGGTGGTACATATTGAATAGTTTATCTGTGACACGCCTAGACAATGGTCTAACGATTGAAGTCTATGACGGGAATTATAGTACCGATCGCAGTTGCTGGTGTTGGTCCTATAGTTTAACGGTACCAGCATCCCAGATTGGCAAACTTGAACCCATCAATGGCCAACCTGTGATTTTAAAAATTATCGTGAATGGTACCGAGCATCAAATGCTGCTTGAGAACCGACGACGTTCTCGTAAGTTTGCGCAAGACACCTATACCTTAATTGGTCGCAGTCAAACCGCACTGCTTGCCGCACCGACTGCGCCATTACGTTCATTCTTACAAGAGAACGATCGAACCTCCGTCCAGTTGTGCCAAGCAGAGTTAGATCGCGTGTTCAGCAATACGGTACTGAATTGGCAGTTGATCGATGCACTGGGCTGGATCGTTGAGCGTGAGTGCTTAAGTTATTCCAATTTAGCGCCAATCGATGCCATTAAAATGGTGGTTGAAAGTGGTGGTGGGTTTATTTATAGCGAAAAGAGTAGCAATACGCTAACCATTAAACCGCTGTATAAAAAGGCCTTTTGGGATGTGCTATCGATCGCTGAACATGATCGCTTGTTGCCTGAGTCTGTGGTAGTGAGTCAATCAACGGATTATCAGATCTATCCTGATTACAACGGCATCACGCTGACCAATGATCGAAAGGCATTAGTCGCTCAAGTGAAACGCACAGGAACTAGTGCAAATACCTTACTTCAGCCTGAAAACAATCCATTGTTCAACCATGTCAGCATGGGGGCGTATGGCAAAGCCAAACTTGCCAAAGCCGGCATGGTCGAAACCCATACCTGCAGCATGCCGATTTCACCTGAAGTGGGTGAATGTGTACCAGGAGAGGTGTTGGCCTTTAATGCTGAATGGTGGGGCATTGTAGATAGCGTACGCGTCTCGTTTAGTCATGCTGTGGTCAATCAGACCGTGAAAGTGGAGCGTGTCAATCGTGAGTAATGCATTACAGCGTTTAATTGATTTGCTTCCTACGGCTGCAGAGTTTGTAGGAACGATTACCAGTGTGGACCATCCCAACTACAAAGTGTTGGTAATAGGTGGATCAGGCTTAAATCTGGTCACCAGCTCAACCCGCTATAACTTAGGAGCATCCGTATTCGTATCTGATGGTGAGATCAAACGACTCGCACCATTGAGTGAAGTGATTCAAATCGAAGTTTAAGTTTTTAAAAAGTATATGGCGCTCTGAGAAACACTGTTTCGCAAGGCGCTTTTTTATTGCCAGAAATTAGGGGGCGCAATGCCAAATGACTACTCATCTGATCCACCAGTAGCGACAGCAGGGCAGCTTCTTGCCATCTCAGACAAGATTAATGACATATCCAAAAACATGGATAAGTTAGCTGAAATGCCCCAAAAGCTCGACCGTATGAATATGCAGTTGGAGCAGCTCAATAAGGAGCATCAACAGACACGAAATGACTTAACTCAGACTCGTGACAATCTGCAAGAAGATTTAGACCGAGCAAAGTCAAACTTCAAAAGTGAGATTAAGCAAGTCCGAAATGAGATTGATCCGAAGTTTAAAGAAATGGATATGCAGATTAGGGTACTACATGAAAGTAAAACCAAGATTGATAACACCACAAGTCTTGTGCGCTTTGGCGGCATCTTCTTGGCAGGCTTATTTGTTGTCGCTTGGAATACTCAGACGAGCAAAACAGATACGGTAAACACTCAAGCCACAACCAACGCTCAAAGTATTCAGGTTCTTGAAAAACAATCTGATCAGCTTTTAAGAACAGTTGAAGAAATCCGAAACAAACTTTATGAGCGAAATATGAGAGAGGAAAAATGAAAGTCATTCCTGAAAACGCGCTGAAATATACCAGCGTCAAATGGCCCCTAATTGGGGCTTTTTTATTGGGTGTAATTCCTGTTTTATTGCAGGAGGGTATTAACACACAGCTTATCCCGACCGAATACCATTCACTGATTTTAACTATTGTTTTGCCTGCGCTGGCGTATTTCGGCAAAAAGAAATATCAACCTGAACTACATCCCGAGCCGACTATTTTAGGCTTTGCAAAACTGCCAGTGGATTCAATCACTTTTGATGAAGCATTCCGAAGGTTAATTGGTCATGAAGGTGGCTATAGTACAGATCGGCGCGATCCTGGCAACTGGACTGGTGGCAAGGTTGGAGTAGGCATATTAAAAGGCACCAAGTACGGCATCGCTGCAAACACCTACCCCAATTTGGATATTAAAAATCTTACGATTGCTCAAGCCAAGGAAATCTACAAAAAAGACTGGTGGGATAAATTAGGCGGTAATGGTCTACATTCCGCTATCACGTTCCAGTTGTGGGATTTCGCAATTAATGCAGGAAAGAAGCGGGCAGTAATGGAGCTGCAACAAGCGGTAGGTGTAACTGCTGACGGTATCATTGGTCCTAAAACCATGGAAGCCGTGAATGCTCAAGACCTAAATGACGTGATTCTAACTTTGACTGCTGAGCGGTTAAGGTTTTATACATCACTTTCAACATGGTCGACATACGGCAAAGGCTGGACTAATCGTGTAGCGGATAATTTGAAATATGCTGCTCAAGATAATTAATCTTTTATTGCTGTGCATCCTCTTATCGGGTTGCACAGCACATTCGATTTCGACAAAAGTGCATGTCACCGTTTGTGTGCAGTGTGTGAATTAAAAAAGCCCTCTAAATGTGTCTTTGTTGCCGTGTTTTCATTTTTACACACTCACTTTTTTATTTCAAAATAGATGTTATAATCAGCGTACACAAGAATTCAAAGGCTTGTGGATAAAGTCACGTTTAGACCAAGATTATCCCATATTAAAATAAGCTATTGTTTTTTCTATAAAGATACTACGTTGACATCGTAGAGGTCTCCAGTTCGAGTCTGGATATACCTACCAAAATTCGTTGAAATATCAACATATTAAAGTCCACTTAAAAAGTGGGCTTTTTGTTTTCGGGGAATGGCGTAATTCCCCAATGTGGAAAACTCGCCCATTTAAACTTAAAAACGATGACTAACGGTAACTAAATCAATAACTAGTTGGGCATCTATTCTTTTTTCATCATAAACTATTAAAAAATCCCAATATATCTGAATGGCTTTGTTGCACAAACATTCAAAAGCTAAACT